CATTGCGAGTCTAACGGCAACAGCGCTAACCGTAAACGACAACACGACCCTCGGCAGCAGCAACACCGACACGGTTGTCTTCAACGCTCGCGTGGCGTCTGACCTCAACCCAGCGACCGACAACACCTACGACCTAGGCGTGACCGGCCACGAGTGGCGCGATCTGAACATCGACGGCACGGCCAACATTGACTCGCTCGTGGCCGATACTGCGGACATCAACGGCGGGACGATTGACGGGACGGCCATCGGAGCGGCGACCCCGAGCACGGGAAGATTTACCACGGTTCGACTAGACAATACGGATTTGCTGACATGGGGTGGTGCATACGGAGCTGGAATACCATCAATCCTTGGCTCGACTGGAGCGGGTGAATTACAGTTTCGGCCAACGGGTTCGACTAACGGAACGACTGCTACCTTCACCTCCACCGGCCTAAACTCCACGGCCATCGGAGCGACGACGCCGAGCACGGGCGCGTTTACGACGTTGACGAGCACGGGGCTAATCACCTCCGGCACCGGCAACAGCACACCCGCCTTTACCGCCAACGGCGCAACAACCGGTTGGACTGCCGCCACGTTTGTTAATTCTGGCGGCACCAGCTATTTCGGCACCGAAGCGTCAGTAGGTGGAACGTTGGTTACGGGCAGCACAGCATACGACGCGCTTATTCGGACCCACACCGGACTGTCTATCAGCACAAACGGAGGGAGCGGAACGCAGGTTCGCGTCTCCTCCACCGGCCTCGCCGTGACCGGGGCGTTGTCGGCGACGGGAGCAATTTACGCCGGAACCGCTGACTCCGATTCTCAGGGCAGGTTCGGCGCAAAGTTTGCGGGCAGCGCAACCCTCAACGGCCTTAGCCTTATTGAAACCGCTACCTTTTCGGGCGCGGGCTATGCGGTATTCAAGAAATCGGACGGCACCACCATCGGCTCCATCACCCGCGTCACCACGACCGACGCTGTTGCTTACAACACCACCTCAGATGGTCGTCTCAAAGAAAACCTCCGCGACTTCACTGATTCGGGTCGTCTAATTGATAGTCTCAAGCCTCGCGTGTTCGACTGGAAGAACAGCGACGAGAACGGCAAGAACGTCGTTGGGTTTGTTGCTCAAGAAGAGCACGCCGCAGACCCAATCTTTGCCCACATCGGAGCGGTGAGCGTAGGCGACGAAGACCCAGAAACCATCACGAAACAGTGGCAGCGCAGCGACTCGGCACTCATTCCAATTTTGGTTGCCGAACTCAAGTCCCTCCGCGCCCGCGTTGCGGCTTTAGAATCTTAAACACATGACCACCGAACAAGCACTCCAGAACCTGTACGCAGCAGCCCGCCTTGCCCCATTAAAGGCCGACGACCACGATCTCATCCGCAAGTGCGCGGAACAGATCGCCGAGGCTCTAAAGCCAAAGGAAACGAAGGTCGAATGAGCGGAACGGCAGACACGAATTGGCGCAGCTACGTTGGACCGCAGGACAACGGGCTGACGGTGGACGCGGCTGAGTGGCAGGCTCCGCTTGACCCAGAGAACTGGGACGACTTGGTGAAGTGCTCGAACTGCACCGGGCTCACGATTAGTGGGCTGACGATTCCAGCCAGCCGCGAGGACTCGATTGATTGCGTGCGCGGCTCAAATTACACGGTGCAGAACTGCACGGTTCACGGCAGCTTGACGGTGAAGGGCGCGATAAACGGCTTGACGCTTTACGGCTCCGTCGTGAGTGGAACGATTGAGCTGGGGCAGTATGACAACTATTGGGAGCCGGGCCGCGCTCCGACGCAGAACGTTTCAATACTCGACTGCACTTCACCGGATGGCTCGCCGATTCGCGTCAAGGTTTGGGACGCGGAAATGCCGTTTGTGAAGAATACCAACGTCAAGGTGACGCGAATCCCAAAGTGGATCTGGTGGCCCTATTTTATTTTCCGCCGTTTGACGAATCCGAAGAGGGTATAACCCATGTTTCCGCTCGCTGAAGTTCTCGGGATCGGCACGAAGCTGATCGACAAGCTAATTCCTGACCCCGAGGCCAAGGCGAAGGCGCAACTGGAACTCGCGCAGCTGGCGCAGAACGGCGAGCTGGCGAAGATGAACGCGGACCTCGAAGCCTACCGCGTCGAGCAAGACAACCTGACCGACCGCCTCAAAGCGGACATGGCTTCGGACTCGTGGTGGTCGAAAAACATTCGGCCAATGACGCTCGCGGCGATCCTTGCTGGCTACTTTATTTTCGCGGGCATGTCAGCCTTCGGATACAACGCCAACGAGTCTTACGTTTCGCTGCTCGGACAGTGGGGGATGCTCATCATGTCGTTCTATTTCGGCGGGCGCACTCTTGAGAAAATCATGGAGATGCGAAAAAAATGAACGACCACAAAGACCTGATGGAAGTCGCCAAGCTCTGGAAAGAAACCGGCTGGCTGACTGCGGTCATCGGCGGCGCTGGCATGATTGCTCGCCTACTAGCCAACCCGATCCAAGGGACGATCTGGGACAGCGTGCGGCGCGTCATCATGGCGGCTATCGTCTCGACGCTCGCTTGGTTCATCGTTGAGCAGATCGAAGTCAGCTCGCTCGTGAAGGCCGTAACCTACGGCGTCGCCGGATTGCTCGCACCCGAGATCATCGACGGCATCACGACGCTGGCAAAAAAGTATTCGAAGAACCCGGGCAAGCTGCTCAAGAAATAATGAATCCGAAGCTGATCACCGCTGCGCTCGCCGCGACCGTCATCTGTTTCGCGGGCGTCGGAGTGCTGACGGTGAAATCGGTCTCGGAGCACATCGCGGCGAGTGACAAAGAATTCGAGATGACGAGCAACGTGCTCAGTCCGCTTTTCGACATTTACGGGCTGGCGATTGTGGACGGTCAGGCGAAGGCAAGCAAAGGCCTAATCGACGCGAAGGAGTTTTGCGACTCGCTGGCGAAGCTCCAAGCCGAGGCCGAGCGATTGCTCGCGGAATTTGGCAACCCGGCAGAACTCGTGGCGCAACACAAGCTCGTCGCGGCTTATCTCAAGAAGGCTCGCGAGGTCTGCGACCGGGGAGAGATCGAAACGCTCAACTCGCCGGACATGACTGCCGAACTTTACGCGGTCATCGAGCCGATGACGGCGCTGATCAACGAGGCGCTGCACGAAGAGCTGACGATTTCGCGCACGCACAAGGACGCCGCGGATCGGGCGCTTCTCACTTTTGAACGGTTCGCGAGCGTCGCGGCGGGGCTTGGAATGGTCTTTGCCGTTGCTCCGTGGATCGGCGCGAAAGGCAAAAAGCCTGCCGTGGTCGTTGCAAAGGTCAGGAAAAAGAAGCCCAAGCGCTGATCGGTTTTGACGGCCATCGCTTAGGCGATGGAACCCGTCATAACATTCGCAGCCTCCGCCGGCGTCATCGATGCCGAAGCCGGCATTATTCGCGGCGTCTCGCTGATCACCAAAGGACCGGCGCTCGGGCACGGCGTCATGATTGACGACAAGACGCTGGAGCAGGTTAAGACCGCAGCGGAGCAATACGCGGGCGGGCTAAAGGTGAAGCTCAACCACAGCGGCGGCGCCGGCGACATCGTCGGCTACATCGACGCGCTGCGCATCAGCGGAGAAAAGCTGCTCGGCGATTTGCACCTGCTGCAAACCTCGCCGCATCGCGCTTACATATTGGAGATCGCCGAGCGGATTCCCGACACGTTCGGACTCTCGATTGCGTTCTCGGGTCCGTCGGAAAAAAGCACGGACAAGCTCACGACTTTGCAAAGGTGTTCCGAAATCTACTCGGTGGATCTCGTGTCCGAACCGGCCGCGAACCCGAACGGATTTTTCGCGCGCAAGCTGGAGCAACTCCAGACCGCGCCGGAACCAAAAGCAAAACTTGAAACTATGAATGACGAAATGAAGGAAGCCATCCAAGGCATGATTCAGTCTGCCATGATGGGCATGACCGAAAAAGTCGCGAAGCTCGAAGCAGCTCTCGCTCCAAAAGAAGAAAAACCTGCCGCGATGAGCGCGCAGAATGAAGTCGTGCAGCTCGCCGCCAACACCGCTGCGCTCGCTGCCGTCAAAGAATTTGCCAAGTCTTTCGGTGCGCCAGCCGCTCCGATTGCCTCGGCCGAAGCAGTCAAACCAGTCGTGCAGGTCCAGAAGTTCGAGGACGTCGTTGCCGCTAAAGCCACCGAGCTGAAGGGCAACAAATCCGAGGCAATCACCTTCGCGATCAAAAACCATGCCGAGCTTTACGCCGCCTATCGTGCGCGCGTGCAGGCCGGCGAACTCGTTAAACTCTAATACCAAACTACCATGGCAACTTCCTACCAAAACAGCGGCACGTTCGTCGCGAACGCGGCTATCACCGCCTTCCGCCTCGTTTCGATTTCCAGCAACCGCGGCGTCGGTCTTTCCGCCACCGCTTCCCTGCCTGACGGCGTGGCTACCATCGACGCTGCAAGCGGCGACCTCGTCACCGTTCAGTTCCTCGGCGGCAACACCGTCAAGGCCACCCTGCTCGCCGGTCCGGTCACCGTCGGTGACACCTTGTTCACGACTGCAAACGGCACCGTCGCCATCACCGGCACGATCACCGTGGGCAAGTCGCTTTCCACCGCCTCTGACGCTTCGGCCATCATCGAGATGCTGCCGAAGAATCTCTAACCTTCAAAAATAAA